AAGATGATAACCTGATATTAAAGGTATTGGACAAAGTCTCTCCCCTTAAAACAGAAGAAGATGACTTCTCTTCCGTTTTCTTTTCTAAGGTAAATGAGACAGTCAAAGCAGAGATGTTGGTACCTATCAGTAAAATATCACAGGCTGTTTACATCGATAGAGTGAGAAACTCATTTGTCCCCATTATTTCTTTTGATGACATTCGGGAGCTAAATATTACTGGAACATATAACCTAATGAATCAAAAGCTTGATAAAAACGTATTAGCTGATTTAGTGATGAATAGTATACTGCAGAAATATTCAGTTATAAACGAAAGTGTTTCGGCTACCAAGGTAAAGAACAGCACCTTTGTTTACTTTGATGTTCCTAATGTTGGAAAAGCTAAAGTTAATTTCACTCCTAAGATAGTGACGCGTAAAGATTTTGTCAAAGGATACGACCTCGGTACTCCATACGTAAGAATACGGGTGAAAGAAATAGAAAACGAAGAGAAACTGAATCTTCTTAAAGAATTCATCAACAAATTTTTTACTTATTACAACAAAGAATACGACAAAGTAGTAAGGTACTATCGGCAGTATATTCCTAATTTTGGAAAAGAAGCACCTATAGAAATTGAAGATGAAGATACAACGAGCTTGAAAAAGCAAGTTCCCGATCTGTTTATATCTGGATATTCTGGTCAATGTCCAAAAAACAAAAATCCTGTAGTAATTGCCGATACAGAGGTTGAAGCTGCTAGAACAGATGGTTTTCAGGTTATGACATACCCGAAGTTGGATGACAGTAGTGGACAATCTAGAAACTATATATGCCGCGACGAGCGCTATAGTTATCCAGGATTGCAAAAGAATAACTTGTCCAATAAAGATGTTTACCAGTACTTACCTTGCTGTTTTAGTAAAGACCAAACCACTTTAGCAGGAAGTAATTACAGAGCTTATTACTTAGATGAAGTTCCCGAAAAAACAGATACGAGAAAAAGATATATTCTACAGTCAAATAAGAGTGTAAGAGAAGGCGAGGTCGCCACGTTACCTGACAATCTTAATGATATGTTTACTATAATTAATAAAAGAGAAAATGTGGAATACCTGCGTAAAGGGGTAAAGAGAAGTCCAAGCAGCTTTCTCGAGTGTGTTGTGTCTGCCTTAGGTTACGAAATACCTATTGATATTAAAGTAACGCGCGATTCACTAGCAAATTCTGAAACAATCGGTGCGTGCAAACAAGAAATGTATGATTTTTCTAATGTAGAGATTATTGATCTTCTAAAAAGCTCAAGCTACCTAGATCCAAAACTGTTTGTTCATCTCTTAGAAGAACAGTTTAATTGTAATATTTTCCTCTTTTCTTCTGTAAAGAATACTGATGGAGAAATGATCACACCACGTTTCACTGAAGGATATTACCAAAACTTCAATAGTAAGCCTTACGTACTTGTATACGAAAACGGAGGGAGTAGATCAGAAAATCTTTCATATCCTCAGTGTGAGATAATCATTGCATATGACAAAACTATATTGACAAGAAGGAACATCAAAGAGAGCTACAATCCTGATACACCTCTAATTATTCAGCTAAACGAAATATTTAATAAGCTTTCTAAAGCCTACTCGTTAAATGCTCCTATTGAAAAAAGCAATATAGTTTACCCAGATTATTCGCAAATTCTCAATCAAGTGACAGATTCAAATGGTAAAACGAGGAAGTTTAACTTTACTTATAAGGAAGAAGTAGTAACTATGTATACTGATCCGATTCAACCAATATCTGTTGAAAGCGTTGCATTATACCCTGACAATAAAACTTCTTTGTCAATCGCCATTGAGATTTGTAATCAGTTGAATATCGTGGTAAAGTCACAATCTATTGACGTAAGCGAAAACGTAAAGTTTTTAAATGGGGACTGGGGGGGTGTTAAGGTGTCTTTTCCAGTTTTGTCTGAACCGAAGTATAACTACATTGACAGTGTAGTCGATACTTCAGTATTTCAAGATGAAGTAATATCTAGCTACTCTGTTTTTGTCCGTAATCAGAAGAACGCTAGGTACATAAGCGAATACTTTTTGTGGTTTTACTCTACATACATCAAATCCAAAGGCTACGGAACTGACTTGTCCAGCATTGTCAACTTCGTACAGGAACAAATTGAGGTAGACACTGGATTTATATACGGAAACATAGGAAAGATGTTGTCAGCCACCAACAGTGCTGTTGTTAAAAACGGTAAGCTGGTTGTATCATCAACAGAATTACTTCGAAGACTGATATTTTACCTTAAGCTGATGATAGTGCGGAACAAAAAGATGGTCATCGATTACTACCAACGCACTATGATACAAAACTATTACATCAATGTCACCGACTTCACTAAGTACCAAAACCAAATCGTTTTAGAAGGAGAAGAAGGTGTAATTAAATTTTTGCTATATAGCGAAGGCACTAAAACTCTCTCAGGCAAAGTTAAGCCATTGGAAACAAAACCGTACTTCTTTAGAAACACACTAATAAGCGATGATATAAAACTATTGCAAGATACTGGTTCACTTAAATACGCGACGCAATTGGGAAGCATATGGAATACTGAAGGCTACAACAATTTCCCTCTGAGATCCCCTACTTATGAGCCAGCGACAGACATTACCCTCTACTCTTATAGAAGCCAAGGCAATATTACGGAATACGACTTACAAATAGGATCAGTAGAAAGCAAAACAGGCGAAACAAATGAAGTGTCCTTACTTGGATACAAATACGAAGATAAACCGCGTTTTGCAAGTATATTTACAGTTTAAAAAAGTATTCACACAACATAAAATGAATAGATCAGAGGCAGATGCGATAAGGACAGCTATTAAGCACACATTTCCTAAAGACAAGTGTCACGTTAATTATATAGGTCACCTATTCTCAAAAATTCTACTTCCTAGATGCCCATCAATATTTGAAAACAAAGAAAAAGAGGAATGGAGCGGGATATATGGATATAAACTCGTTATGGAAGAAATGTCTGACTTCGAAAGGAGAGAAACGCTTGGTTTTATACTCTCTTTGGCGATAGAGAACATGGAATAGTGATTTAACTCGTAAATAGGATTTAAATCATAATTATGTATAATAAATGGACAATTACCAAAAATACAAACATAGCGACACAGTCAAGAGTAATGACTATTACAGTAAGTGCAATGTTATATTGAACAAATTTAAAGAAACAGTTAACATGAACTCAAACCACTATTATTATAACGTTATGAGTATAATGGATGAATATACATCATGTAAACGAAAGGAAAACGAGAAGCAACATGAAATTTCACCTACTTTTTGATCTTCTTTTTTTACTTCTACTTCTGCTTTTGCTCTTCTTCCTTTTATATTTTTTTGTTTTCTTAGCTTTTGAGGTCTTTGTAGTGCCATCGCTTTTGAAGTTCTGTTTGACACACATTTCCCACAAAAACGACAGTGGCTGGTACCCAACACCGACTATCGAATCTTCATTGTCGAAAACATGTATTTGCTTACTGTAATTCATTTTCTCCTGTAGTTCTTCTAGAGTCCCGTATATTACACAATTTATCTTTGACCTTTTCTTTTTGTCCTTAGTATCAGCGAGACTTGACTGCAGTTCCATTTTATCTGCTTTGGTAATAAACTTCGTTTTGCTCATCGGAACTGCGTAACCTGTGTATGTTCGGCCTTTAGCAGAGTTCGTTCCTTGATAATAATTATTGTATGTGTCCTCTTTGTTCTTAAGTAAAAGTCCTAGTTCTTCGCCCACTTCTCTGTAGACAGTGTCTACCGGTTTTTCGCCGTATTTCTCAGTTCCTCCCACAGAGAACTCGAAATCGGAGATGACACTCTTTTTGTTAACATATACAGGACACAATACAAACAAAGTGTTTATATCGTAACCCATTATATATAGATTATTGACTGTGTTGCACAAAGTGTGATAGTATCCTTGAAACGATCGAGACACAGTAACCATTGTGCTGTACATCTTACCATCGGAAAAGCTTTTCCATTGTATTGGATATTTAGTGGTATACATCTTTTATTATAACCCGATCAAATATTATATAAAGAAAAAAAAGTTTAGTATAATGACAGATGTAGATATCGATTACATATGGGTTTATATCCTATATTGTATAATAGTTTTCCTTTTTTTAATGGGTTTGGCAGAGCATTCGTGCTTATCGGATTATGTTCCGAGTTCACCTACTGTTTATGAGGAAGCGAATGAAGAGGTTACAGAAGAGACGGACGAATCTGGAACTGAAGAAGAAACAAAAGTTTCAGCAGGAAGAGATAATAACTGGTTTTGGTTTTGAATACTTTTTAAAACAAGTTTTGTTTTAAAACATTAATGTAAAAAGTTCTCTATAAGTTGTGAAACTATCTCTTCCGGTAATACCATCATCTTCGCTACACTATCTCCGTCTCCATATGTAATATAGAATTTGCCTTCTTTGAATGCTATACCATTACAGTACTCTATCTTATTGTTTCTTTCCAGAAAAAATGGGTCACTGTATTTAAGAAATGTATAATCTTCTTTAATCCATACCAATCTATGAACGTAGTTCCTGAGACCATTAATGAAGTAGACTTCGTGTATTAGGTAAATGTAACCGTCTTTATAAGGAACGAGACAACTAGAACCTCTCCATTTACCTAGGTTCCTAGACCATTTCTTTTTAACTATTGTTTCAACCTGTTTTGTTTCCTTGTTAAGTCTAACAACATGAAGCGGAAAAGTACTGTAAAGAAAATCTATGTCTTCTTTATCAGTGATAATTGGCATCCAATTCTTTTCGGGGATATGTTCTTTTACCATATCACCCTTTAGTGGCCATACATTGTGAGTTTCCCAGTACTTTCCTACAGGTTCATCATCGAGTTCTCCGTACAATACTAGAGTGCTCTTGCTTGCTTCATAACTGGTGCAGGTAAAGCACCATTTACTGTTCTTCTTGAAAATTTTCATATCTTCAAAACCTAAAACACGATTGTCGACCCTCAGATAAGTGGCCCTGTCGAGTATTTCTTTGTAGTCACTTTCCAGTTTATTGTTCTTTAGTCTACCAAAGGTGTTCTTGGTTTTTATAATTTCATCCTTGCTAGAAGGTTTGTAATTTATTCCAGAAAAAGATACATGTCGGACGTTTACATATATGTCACCATTGTCGTTGTAAATAGATGGATTGAGTGTTTTGTACATTTCACCAGAGTGTTCATCTTTAGGATTATCTAGAAGAAATAAGGGTTCGCTCAGAACATGTATTTCGCCTTCACGTAGCTTTCCGAGCACGTTCAAGTAGAAAAGCTGGTTATGTTTTACTGCGTGCTTTATATCGTGACTTACGTTGGCATTTTCAATCAGATAACAACCAATTTTTCTTCCTAGTATAAAGTTTCCTTTGTAGTATGCTTTGCAATGAGAGTCCACTAAAATATCTATTACGTTTTTTTCAAACTTCTTCGTATCAAACAACTCATTTCTAAATATCTCTGCGAAAAGGGTATGTAGCATTTTTAGTTAAGAGTTGTGTATTTAAGTTTTTATAACACACCACAGAATTGCTAATACAAATATGCTGACAAATCCTGTGACGATACCAAGAAATATTTTGTTGTCAGTGACTAATAGTCCTACAATCATTCCTAGAGCAATGGAAAAGATTATGGATATAACTAAGTACTGCGTGAAGTACTTATTATTGGAATACTTTTCTATGGTTTCTGCGTTAATAATCAACTCGTTGTCTCTTGTGTACATTTATTATATCAAGCATATTTAGAAATTTTTTTCATGTTGTTTATCACCGTGTTTAGAAGCACATTATTCTCAAACAAAAGCTTGTCTATGTGAAGGTAAGTGTTGTATCTGTAATTCTTGATTACGATAATACTGTTAACCAATCTTTGTTTTATTTTCATAATTTTCTTCAACTCATTGTCGTACTTGTTTCTTATATGGGAGTACTGTATGTCCGAGTTTAAATTGCTGGTTCCTCTGTACTTTTTCTTCAGTTTGCTGTATTCCTCTCTTATATTGACGTCGATACCATTAACCCTTTGTAAAAGTTCACTGAGTTTGCTAATTTCGGAGTCATATAGCTTAGCCCTTATATCAATTTGTTTCAACTTATTGTTAACACCTTTTTCCTTCGTTATGAGTTGTTCGAATATCTTTTCATGTGATTTCTTCATGTCTTCAATCAGTGTGATTATTCCCTTTTGTATTACGCTGATATCACTAAGTGTTTTCTTCGGTTTATTATAGAACATCTCGAGATCAGTTACGATGAGCAGCTTAAGAACTTCAGAGTCTTTCACGTCTTGGATTACGAATGCGTCAACATCGTCGTTTCGCCTTAAGCAGACAATATATTTCTTGAATTCTATCGCGACCTTGTACTCTGTGTTTTTTATACAGTGTCTTATACGGTCCACTTGTTCCTTTATGTTGTCTATTTCTGACAAGTCCTCGTCATTGATATCTAAATTAAGTTCCTTTTTGTACTTGTCTTCTAGGTTTTGTTTTAAGTTGTCTTCGTCGTCGAGATCTATATCCAAGTCGATAGTGTTATACATACCTTCTACTTGGTTCTTGTCAACACCTTCAAATTCTTTTATATGGTACACATTAGGGTACCCTTTAGCGGGAATATCGTACTTAGATGGTATGTATAACAAGAACACATCATGGGAGTTATAATTAGCTACTTCAAGAAACATACAAGAACCTCTATAAGCGTAAACCCTTTTTAGGCTGCAGTTTTCAGTGTAGAGTAATTCTTCCAATTTTTTTAGTGACAACATTATTGATTTAAATATTAATTACTTTGTTTTAAAATGGAAAATATCAATTATTCTGATAATGTTGAGAGTTTACCTACTTCTGATTACCAACCTTCGTACAATGAAATGAACATCATGAATTCGCTATTTGAAGAAAAAAACTCGAAAGGCATCGGCAATATAGCATTTGAGTTTAAGGATGTAGCAATAGAAGGACTAATATTCGCAGTGCTGTCTGCCCCATTTGCCGATAGCCTTATTCAGAAGTTCCTACCGTTTACTGCTAAATCTCCATATTACCTATTAGCATTCAAAACTGTAGTATTTATTATGTTGATATGGATAATTCAAAATAAGAATTTATTTTTTAAGAATTAATTTTTTCTATGAATAAATGATGTATTGTAAAGTCCCAGCTGTTTTAGCATATATCATGCTAGCGTACTTAATTGCTTCTGTATACTACTGGATAGTTACCAGAAGCTACGGAACTCCTTTTTCGGATGCCCTGAAGGAGAGTGGTAATCAAGAACTTCTGCAAATACAAAAAGAGTCTGCACAAAAAAGAGGCCAAGCTTTCTTAACTGGAATGGTTATCGCAGTCATATTACTTATAATATTCAGACCGTTCCGCACTTGCTTCAGATAATATGTTTATAGTATCAGTACTATTAACATATAACAGTTTAAAGTATACCTCATTATATACATAATGGAGCTTGACTATAGTAGTGGAAACTACTCCACAAAGAATTTAGTTATATTTGTCGCGATACAACTAATAAATATGATAGCACTAGTAAGCGACTACATACTATTACAAACTAATAGTCAAAGCATTACTTATGTTAGTGTACACTACCCTTTACTAGGGGTTGCGATATGCCTACTACAAATGACCCAACCTATAACATTGGCGCTACATTTCTGGTACGCCTTTACAGATTTCTAATATTCGAGATACTCCTTATCTTCTTCGTCAAAAAGCACAACATTACCACAAAAGTCGTGCTTATCTTTTCTTTGTAATTTGATTTTCACACTGTTTTCGCCTTTCCTTTTCACGACATCTGTGTAAACCACAAACTGCTCAAAGAATCTGTCGTATATCGCGAAATTCAGAAAATGTTTGTCATCCCAGTATTTAGTACTTTTCTTTTTCCATTCTTTCTCGTATGCCTTTTTCAAATCTGGTTTTATCATTTTAAAACCAGATTGACCTGCCATTAGTTTGGACGTGTGGTAAGGGTGATCTCTTACTGTAAAAACATTATAATCGGAAGAAATGAAATTATCTATCACCCATCTGCATCTTTCAGTAAACCTACTATCAGCGTCTCTTATGATGATGAAACCCACATCTTCCCTATCGGCTGAGAAGAACCTGTATGTCATCAATTCCACACCAGTAAAGTCGTACTCTATAATTTCGAGCTTATTATATTCCTGTTTCATTAAATTGGTGTACTCTTCTGGAACGTCATTCCCGCAGTGAATGTGTACGTGAAAATCTGGATAGTACTGATTTATCTGCTCAATGTTTCTTATCATTCCTAAACAATATTTCTTGTCTTTGCCGTATAAACAATATGAGAATACCTTTTTACCCTTTATCTCTTTTTTTACTATTTCCGTGTTACAGTCAGGAATATTTTTTGATTTCTTGTAGTTAATTACCTCTTGAGTTCCTATATTTATTAGTTCTTTGATTTCTAATTTGTGGATATTATATCGAATATCTCTAACAGTATTGGTACACAACACCTCCTTATGTATCATACACAAAGACTTAGAATTGCGGTAAACACTTGTTATCCAGTTGTCGCAAAACCAGTTCCTGATCTCTTGTGGAAAATAATCACTGAATATATCGAGATGGGTTCTGTGAACAAAAGAGTTCTCGATAACTCTATTTAGATTACGCTCTCTTCTTTCGTTGTAATTGGTGAGATTCATTGGACCAATAACTCCAACGTTGTTATTCTTTTGCAATTCCTTAACGAATGTACTTGTCCAATCTTTTGATATTATTTCAACGTCGTCACCAATTTGAAAGAAATAATCAAAAACTGGTTCAGTCACGTTATAAGCCACTTTCGCAAGAGCACCCCAAGCTAAAGCAGGTGCATGTTGAAAACCTGACAACGTAACGGTTCCTACTTCAATACCTATTTTTTTAAACTCAACTTGAATTTCATTAGTCTTAGACAAATAAAATTTATCGTCATCATCTATACCAATGAAGGCTGAATAATTGTATCCATCATCCATTGTTTTACTTAAAAACGAGATTATTCTAGAGTATAAACATGTGTCCTCGAACGAAGTGTACTTCTGGTTTCTAGAACACACAGGAATTAATATAGCTATTTCAGTTTTTTTGTTGCCCATATTTATAATTGTATTTTTTTCTTTTAAATAACGTATGCTTCCTAATCTTCAAATACGACAACATTGTGTATAAACGACTTCTCAATAAACTCAGAAGTAACGTCTATGCCGTTTGATCTAAGAAAATTGATAACCTCCTCTTCATTGGGCATTCCACAAAAGGGTACTTGATCCATTTCCATCTTTTCATACTGAGTGAATAATTCCCTACTCCTCTCGTAATTGAGAATGTCAGTATTGTGACTAGTCTCGCTTTTAATTCGATCTATATTTCTATGCTTTAGTATTAGCTCATACGATTTCATCGGTCCAACTCTGGGAATATTTTTGTTATAGTCACAACCGCAAAGTATGCATAAGTCTACAAATTCGTCTTTATTTATTCTGAGACCGCTCATAATATCCTTATGAAGAACTTCCGTGTACTCTCCTGTGGCTGATTTAAATTTTGTAATCATAGTTGGAGTTCCGTAAGTTAAGCAGTCTGTGTCTTCAGTCAAAACCGCATCTACTAAGCCTCGCTTACATAAATCTGCTGCTGCACATTCTGCTTCCATAGGTGCATCATAATATGGTACCTTCAAAACTTTTAGTAACTCCTTGGTTTTCGCAAAATCCTCTTTTGTTTTTGTAATGACTTGCCTCTTAACCTTTTCTAAATCCCTTTTCGCGTTTTCAATATTGAAATTAGTAGTATTCCTTAACAACTGAACGCTCTCATACTTTTTAAGAATAGGTAGTATTTCACCGCTTACGTAATAGTGATCAATTGCATAGCTCATCTTAAGTATCTTCTCTTTAAGAAAATCCTGCTTTTTTTGTCTCTCAATCCTTTCCATTTCTTTTTCTGGTGGTGCTTTAGAGTCGAATATAAAAACAGTATGGATGTCGTTTTCCCTCAGCTTAGCTATTAGGAGAAAAATGTTTCTGAACCATTCCTCTCCGTAGATTACCTTATACTTGCAAACGTAAAGAGAAGTGTCTATTGCAATTTTTTTGAAGGTGAACTTTGAGATATGGTTTTCAGTAAACACCTCTGGACAAACTTTGGTCAATAACCGATTTAAATTCTTGATTCCCATTTGATTTTTTTTAAGTGTGCATTATGTATATCATTTTCAACTTAAAAAAAAATGGTTATATCCTAAATGTCCGTTCTGTACAGCACTTCTTACACTTCCGATACCTTTCTGAAGGACAACGAAAACTTATTATCGTCTTACGAACAAGTATCTCAATTCAGTATAGAAAACGTTATATACATATCGTTTTTGGAAAGCGAGTTAGACCGAAAAAATTTTGATTTGGTTTTGAAAGAAATGGAAATATACTTTCTAAAGAGAACTATATCTGATTTGAAATACAAATTGGATATACAAGATATAAACACGGATTATTTTTCATTTCCAATAGAAAACATTTAGCAACATCTTCTGTTTTGGTAGCAGCTATCGCTTTCAGGTGTATACACAAATCGTACTTGCCCTTTCGTAAGGCAATCACAAGGATACCGATCTGCACATCCATAAACCTGTCTATTATAGCTGTCATATACGCTGTAACTCTTACAAGCTATGTCAGGCCATGTAACCAATAATCTGTTGTCGTTGTAGTTGCATATTGACTTATATGTATTGTTGCACCTCATTTATTTATTATGTTTTTATTTTTCAAAAAAATTAAACACATTTTTGACAACTTGTTTGCCACACATCAGGTATCATTCTTTCACCATTTGTTTTCATTAGATTATAGATGTGGAGCTGAGGTATCGCTCTCTTGCAAATTTTACAGGGAAAAATCTCTTGTTTAGATCTGACACAAAAACCGCTTAGAGTAAGTATTTCACAGAATATTCGTAACAGGCTGTACTCTTCTTCGAAAGACACAAAGTCAACAATCATTATCTTCGTAGGTATAACCTTATTCTTCGTACACATTTCTAGCCAGTTTTTCTTCAATATGGGATAGTCATCTGAATAATCATCAACCAACCCCTTAATCCAACCCGGAAACACTTTGTCCAATATAAGCTTGAGGCTACCTAAGTTAGGCGCATTTTTAATTTGTTCTTTTATATCTACTACGTTTTCAGGATCTACGTATTCTGCCATTTTATAGTGGATATAGATGTTTAAATTAAAAATTTTATTTCCTCTTAGACCGTTTCTTCTTTGTAGATTTTCTTTTTGTTCTAGATCGCCTGTTGGACTTTCTTCTTCTAGATGCTGAACGACGTCTTTTCATAGATCGCTTCCTCTTCACGGATTTTCTTTTCCTTGACCTTCTCATCTTCATGGATTTTCGTTTCCTTGATCGAGACCGTTTCCTAACCGATTTTTTTCTCTTGACCGAATTCCTTGTCATTGGTACTTTATAGCTACCTTGGTAGGTGTAAACACCAGAATCGTTATTCTGATATTGAGTCTGCAACATTTCTAGCTTATCATAAAACTGTTGTAATTCGTCCATTTATTAACAGTATTTCTTTTTTTTTTCTTAATAGATTATCATTTGGATTAAGCACTACTTTCCACTGATTTTTGTTTGTATAAACTCTCTTAGTTTAGTTTCGTTCGTATAGTTGAATACGTATGGTATGACATGAAGTTGGATTCCACGGTCACTGCATATCTTCTCCTTCAGTTTATCTCTCCGCAGCTGATCATTGAACGTCTTGATACCCTTTTTGTGAAAGAATCCAGGCATATATTTGTAGTGTTGAATCCCGTTGTACTCAAATGCCATTTGTAGTTCTTCGTTGTAACCATCCAGTTCTAACCCATTTAACCACGATGGTCTACAATTTACGAATTCCTTTTGTGTAATCCCTTCGTAAATTTTTCTTGTTAAGGCTTCACTCCTCCCACAATTGCAAAAGACGCACCTTCGCGATAACAGGACTCTATTTAAGTCACCCTTTTGTACCTTACCACAAACGCATAGTACTGTTACCATATCGCTTCTAATTCCTATCAGTTTTACTCCTCTCCTTTTTAGTTTGTTTGCTATATTAGTCAATGTGATACTCATCAGTTTTCGCTTGTTTCTAGACAAAAAAATTCATTTCTCTTTTTCTATTGTGAAAACATTTTTTTACTTAATATAAAAATGTACGTATCATACCTTGTTAACCAAGTCGATAAAAACAAAGAAAAAATCCAAATACTTAACTGCTCTAATACAAAAGAAAAACTCTGGAAACTTCTGCAAGAAACAGCTTCAAAATACAAAGAAGAATTAGCTGCGAAGA